TGCGGGACGGGTCCGTGCAGTACGCGCACCGCGGCTTCGGTGTCGACGATCAGGGCCGGATCGTCATGGGCCCGCGGATACCGGTAGCCCGGTGAGCTGGCAGGCGGTCGATGTGCTGTGCCGGGCGCTGCTGCCGGTGATCACGGTGGCGGGATTCGCGGCGGCGGCCGCGCTGGACAGTTGGGCGCGCGACGATGATGACTCCTGAGCAGTGGGTCGACGACCCGACCCTGCCGTCGGTGGACCCGGTCGAGCAGATGACCGAGGAAGCCCTACCGGACGTGTGGGCGATGTGGTGTGGCGTGCCGCCGCCTCGCACCCGGCCCGGCTGCCCGGTGACCGGGTGGGTGCACGAGAGCAGCCCGCCGTGGCGGGTGATCGCGTCCCGGGATCCGTTCACGCTGCCGATGCGCTCCTACGCCCGGCCGTACACCGGGGACGAGCCGACCGTGGACGTGGCCGAGTGGCTGGCCGGTCAACCCCATGACTGATGAGGAACCGGCCGGTCCGGGCCCGGTCGAGCAGGCCGTGACCGCCGACCTGCGCACCATCCAGGTCGGCTCCGGGAAGGCGTTCCTCGTGCAGGCCGCGTACAAGCTGGCCCGGGCGATCGACGCCCGCGGCGCCGACGAAGCCCCGTCCGCGCTGGCCAAGGCAGTAGATTCACTGTTCAAGGTCATGAACGCGTTGCGGGCGAAGGACGACGGAGGCACCGATGACCGCCGTGAGCTTGAACAGGCCCTCGGAGTCTCTGACGTTGGAAGCCCTGCGGTGTCCCCCCCGCTTCGGTACCCGCCGGAGTCTTGACCGGCCCACGATCGGCCCGGCCATCGCGAAGGTTGCTGCGGTCCTCGACCCGAGCAAGGCCAGCCTTCCGCATCAGCGGTACATCTACGACGTGATCGGCGAGCTTGACCCGGAGACCGGGGTGTTCGCCTACGACGATGTGACCGTGGTCGGGCCGCGGCAGGTGACCGGCAAAACCGAGTTCCTGTTGCCGTTGATGGCGTGGCGGTGCACCGGGCTCGGCCGCAACGTGGCCGAGTACGCGCGCCGCGAGTTCGGGGTGGACGTGGACGACCCGCCGCCGCAGCGGGTGATGTACACGGCGCAGCGGGCCGAGGACGCCCGACAGAAGTGGCGGGACGTCCACGTCGAGCGGATCAAGGCGTCGCCGTTGCGGGCGGACCTGCGGGCGGTCAGGTTGCGGCTGGCGGCCGAGCAGATGCAGTGGCGCAACGGGTCGGTGTGGGTGCCCGGGGCGACGACCGGACGGGCGGCTGGTACCGGTGACCAGCTCGACCTGGGCGTGATCGACGAGGCGTGGGCGCAGACCGACGGCAGTACGGAGATCGGGATGCGGCCGACGATGCTGACCCGGATCTGGAGGCAGCTCGTCCGGACGTCGATGGTGCCCGGCCCGGAGCGGGTGACCCCGGACAGGTGGGCGTACCTGCGGCAGAAGATGAAGGCTGGGCGGGCGCGGGTGGAGGCGGACCTGCGCGCCGGTACCGCCTACTTCGAGTGGTCCGCCGACCCGCAGCTCGACGACCCGGCCGATGAGGACGTGTGGTGGCGGTGCATGCCCGCGCTGGGGCACACGGTGCCGATCCGGAACGTGCGGCACGACTTCGAGACGTTGAACCGGCTGGACTTCATGGCCGAGTACCTGGGGATCTGGCCGGACGGCAACACCCCGCTGTGGCAGACCGTCGCTGAGCACACCTGGACGGAGCTGGCCCATGGGGGCGTCTACCAGGACCCGATCGCGTTGGGTGTGGACGCCACACCGGAGCTGACGGCTTCCTCGATCGGGATGGCGGCGCAGGTCGAGGACGGCGGGGACATCCACCTGGAGCTGATCGAGCGTCGCGGCGGGATCCGCTGGCTGATCCCTGCGATCCTGTCTCTGTGCCGGTCGCATTCGGTGTGCGCGGTGGGGATCGACCGTAACGGGCCGATAGCTGGGCTGGTCACACCGTTGACGCGGGCGGCCGACGACAACGATATTGACATAACGATCGTGGAGCTGAAAAGCCCGGAGACCTCGGCGGCGTGCGCGATGGTCTACAGCGAAACGGGAGAACGGGATGACGATGCGGACGGACCGCTCACGTTTCGCCGTGTGCGTCACATCCAGCAGAGGGAACTCACCGACGCGGTGGGCGGGGTCATCCGCAAGTTCCACGGCAGCCGGTTCACGTGGGACCGGGTCGGCTCGGCGGTGGATGTGTCCCCGCTCAACGCGTGCACGTGGGCTCGGTTCGCCGGTGAGCAAGAGGAGTGGATCGGCGACTACGACATCGCCGACTCGCTCGGCGGGGCCCGCGGATCCGCGGACGCTGGCGATGGCAGCGAGCGTGTGACGTGACCGGACCACGCCCACCCGCGATCACCATGAACGGGCGTCCGCTGCCCCAGGCGGAGCCGGACGGGGAGCTGCTGGTGGCCGCTGGCCGGTGGGATCCGGAGCTGGTGAAAGAGCACCTGTCCACGCTGCTGTCCGTGGCGGCGATGCTGGCGGTGGCGGTTGGGCTCGGCTGGGGCTTGTGGATCTACGGGCTAGGGTCGGGGCGTGGCGGCGGGTGGGGGCCGTACGGGCTGATCCCGGCGGGGCTGCTGCTGGCGTTCATGACCGCGGTCGCCGCGTCCGGCCGTGACCGGCGACCCGAGCCGATCGAGCCGCCGGAGAAGCCGCCGGTGCCTGGCCCGACCGATCCGGGCAGGCTGCACGCGCGAGGACCGGGAGCTAGGCCGTGACGATGTGGCAGCGGGCCCGCACCAGGCCGCGGATGGTGCACCGCGACTTCACCGGCATCGCCGGGGCGTGGGACACGATCGCCGGGGTGCAACTGCCGGGCCGGTCGGGGACCGGCCGGTACGGCGCCATTCAGATCAACGAGTCGAAGGCGATGACGCACAGTACGGTGTTCGCGTGTCTGCGGATCCGCGCCGACCTGACGTCCACCTTCCCCGTGTCGGCGTACCGGGAGGTCGACCTGGGCGGCGGCCCGGTGTCGTTGGAGCTGTCGGTTAAGCCGCCGATCCTCGTTGACCCGGGCGGCGTCGAGTGGGACTACGTCGACTGGATGTGGGCCAGCAACCGGGACCTCGACCTGGTGGGTAACTGCATTGGGATCATCCGGGAGCGGAACGGGATCAAGACCCGCTACTACCCGGATGGGCTGCCGTCCCTCATCGAATTGCAGGACTCTCGGGCCTGCTCGATCGTGCAGTACAAGGGCAACCGGTATTACCGCATCGATGGGAAGATGTACACCCCGAACCAGGTCTACCACGAGCGGCAATACCCGATGTCCGGCAGCCCGGTGGGGCTGTCGCCGATCCTGATGGCCGCGGCGACGATCGGCGAGTATTTGTCGTTGCAGCAGTACGGGTTGGACTGGTTCGCCGGTGGCGGCGTGCCGAAGGCGTGGATGAAGAACACGTCGAAAAGGGTCGGCGACAACGAGATCAGCAACGCCAAGCAATGGTATTCCGACACGGTCCGGAATGGTGACCTAATGGTTACGGGCCGGGACTGGGAATACTCGATGATTCAAGCCGAGCAGGCCGGAATGGAATGGTTGGAGGGCCGCCGGTTCGGGGTCGCCGAGATCTGCCGCTTCTTTTCCGTGCCGCCGGAGATGGTGCACGGCGCCGTTTCCGGGCAGTCGGTGACATACGCCAACGTCACCCAGGCCAACCTCCAATTCCTGATCATGCACTTGGGCCCGGCTGTGATCCGCCGGGAGAAGGCGCTGACCAAGCTTCTGCCGGAGCCCCGTTTCGTCAAGATGAACACCGACGCGCTGCTGCGCATGGACCCCGAGACACGGCAGGCCGTCATCCGCTCCCGCCTGGAGACGTGGCAGGTCACCCACGACGAGGCGCGAGCCCTGGACAACCTCGAACCCTTCACCGCTGCCGACACCGAGCAGATGCAGAAGATCTACGGCAAGCCGAAGATCTCCGGCGGAGGCTCGTCACCCGGATTCGGCCAAGGCCAGGACGGCAACGCGCCGCCCGGCCAAGGTGGGGACGCGTCAACACCCGACAACACCTCGGACGTGATCCGCGCGCAGGCGTGGACCCCGGACGAGATGCGGGACGCGTCCCAGTTCGCCGCGCGAATGGAAGCGCTGGCGGCAGCGTGAGGAAGGCGAAAACATGGCGGACAGCATCCACCTGCGGCGGCTGGCGGACCTAGTCGACTCGACCGCGGTGCGGATCGTCGAGCAAGCGACAGAGGACGGGGTGCCGGTCGCGGAGCTGCCAGCCATGCGGCTGCGCTGGTACCGGATCGGGGAGACCCGGGCCGCTGGTGAGGGCACCACCGGCCGCG